CCTGACGTCCGGCATCCTTTCTCAGGAAATTGAACGTGTTCTTTACCTGTTCGATGGTGAGATTACGATTTGTTTCCATGACGTTTCAGTTTAGCGGTTGTTCAAATACTTCTTCCAATACCTCACGAGGATACATCTTTACTTCGCCAAAGCGCGGGTCGGGTATCCTGTCCATAGACAAATTGCGCTTTTTGCAAAGTTCAGACGCTCTGCGTCCCAAAATAGATGCCTGCCTCAGATTCACCGAGACGTGATGCAAGGTGCCATAGCCGACAATTGTAAAATAGTCGGGAATAGTTGCCGTTTTCGCTTTCAAAACATGCAACTCGTTTTCTACGTTAGCAATACGCTTGTCGTGTTCGACCATCAGTTGAGCGTTTTGCAGGAACATTTCGGCAGGAGTGAGCGATTTCGATTGCTCTTTTAGCCGATTCTCACATTCGATAAAGTACTGCCGAGCCTGTTTGCCTTTGGCATTTCCTTCGACCATGGCAATTTCTTTGGCACAATTTAGGGAGAGGGCGTACTCAATAGACTTTCCGCCGTTTTCACCAATTAGTGAAAACGATTGATAATCTACGTTTTCTACAAAAGAATACTTTTGGATTCGATGTTTAATCCAATCAGAAAATTGTTTTTTGCTTTCGAGGAAAGCGTGTAGATGCCGTGCGTTTACGGCTTTTTTTCCGTTTTGTTCGGAAATCGGGATTAATTCTTGAACGCTCGTAGCGTTCATTGTTGGATAATTAGACATGATAAAAAAATAAATAGTTAATAAAAAGACAGAAAGCCTGTCCAGCTGTCTAACACATCCAACGACGCTGCGGGCGCATTAACGCTCCACACTGGGGTACTTTCTGTCGCTATTTAATTCTTTGAATAATAAAACAATGAAAGCAGAAGAATTAAAATTTGGACATAAAAAAAGCCCGAATGGGCGACACACTTGTCGCGCCGTTTATATGTTAGACGCTGCAAAGGTAAAAATAGTTTTTTAGATTTGCAAAAAAATTTATGATAAAAATATTGGTTATATAGTTTTATAATTTAGAAAAAAATCATTTCAAAAGTCTTTTCATTACCATTGATATTAAGATTTGAAATTTCAAAGAAATGTGATCCTATTATCGCATCATACTGAAAACTGTCGTTTAATATTGGGAATAATGTAGAAAATCCGATTGCAAGATTAGCGATTTGAAAAGAACTTGCGTATGTCTCATACAAAACATTACCGGATTCAATGCTGTCAGCTTCCGAATATCCAATAGGAGTAATTCCAATTGATTCAAATATTTTTCGTTTTGCAAGAGAATAAAAAGAACCTGTGTCTATCATTGCATCTATCCATTCTGTTTTCATACTTCCCCGCATAAAACGGATAGGAATTACCGGATTATTGTGTATCGATAATTTACCACAAACCCTTTGACCGGCATCGTAAGGAGTAGCTGCAAGTAGTTGTATGTGATTCGGTATATTCTTTGGAATTTCCCCGCACATCCCAACAGGAGGTATGATTCTTTCCTTTTCCATATTGTTTTGCTGCAAAATTACGCTTTTTCAATCAATGTCAACCTTGCTCCACATTTCGGGCAGGAGATTTCGTTGATCGCCGGACTATCGAAAAGGTCTTCTAAATTGCAATCAAGCGCTGATGCAATTTTTTTCAGTTGAGAAATTGAGTTTTTTTCGTCCTGCTTAATGTAATAATAGATTGTCATTCTATTTACTTTCATTTTTTTTGCAAGTCCGGTAACGCTGATTTTTTTTTGCTTCATTATTTCTTCAATTCGTACCATATCTATAAAATTTTCTGCAAATATAATGTAAAATAATTATATATCAAAATATTTATATTTGAAGTATAAAAATATTACGTTAATTATCAAATACTTACAAAAAACATGTTGTAAAACATATAAAAATATTTGCGTATGTAGTATAAATATACTACATTTGTACTGTTAAATAATTAATAAATATACAGCAATAAAAAATTTACAGAGATGAAAACAACTTGCAGATTAGTTAGAAAGTCGGATTTAGAAATCCTGATTGAAAGCGGCGACAAAGTAGCAATAAACGCTATGATAGCTCGCAAAGAAGAAGCCAGAGAAGAAGCTCTTAGGTTGGCAGAATTCAATAAAAACAGAAATATAGAATTTGCAGAAACCGAAAAAAGCAGAGCGGAATTATTGGGAAGACAATTAACAATATTGAAAGCAGCAATTTAATAACAAAAAAATAAACTCCAATGAAAACGAAAGTAGAAAAAACAGCAGTTAAAAAGTACAGAGAAATTGATAGCTTAATCGGTTCAACAAGTAGTTTGACCGATAATGAGAAAAAAGATTTAGCAAAAAGAAATATTTTTGCTTTACTTGCAAACATTGAAATAGTTTAATAATAATCTTTTTAGCAGTTGCGCACGACACGAATCAGTGTAATTAAAGATGAAAGCTCAAATAACAAAAAACTTAGAAAATGCGATTAGAACAGATTTTAAAAACAGTAAATGTCATAGAGATTTAATATACTCTATTTTAGGAAATTTCTCAACGGAAGAAATAATTAGTCATTTGCTAACTCACAGAAAAACACAAAAAGAATTGATTGGGTTAATTTCAAATTATCAATATTAACATTTAACGCTGCGCTACCGGCACTACAGGCAAAAAATTTTTGTTAAATATTTGGATATGTCAAAAAAAAGTATGTACTTTGCAACGAAATTTCAGTCCACTGCGGAGACTATAAAAGGCTTTAGGGTACGCTTCAAAGCGTTTAATTATGCGATGACCATAGCCCAGAATAACGGGGTTGAGCAATCAGCCCCTTATTTTATTGTATTTTCTAAATAATCATTAAAAACATTTTCTCTTTTTATCTGATACCATTGTCCCTTCCAATTCAACATTATTCTTTTTACGTTATCGTTCCAACCGCTACGAATGCCTTTTATTACATTCCAACGATTAACTCCACTCCCTTGAATATCCAATACAATATTCGGAGCCTGCAAACTTCCCTTATTTATATGTTCGCTAATTGCTTCTTTTGAACCGGCATGTACGCTTTTCAAATCTATTTTGTATTGTTGATATGTTTTTTTATCGTAAGCATAAATATCATTTACTTTTTTGCTTTCATCATTTGACTGATTTTTTATTTGATTCAATTGTTTTTTATTTGGAAAAACTACATAAAATCCTGCTTTTGTTAATTTTAATGCGCTTTGTATTTCTGTTTCATTTGCGCTATGATTCTTCATTAAAAAGACATCGCCATTTCGCTCATAATCCTCATGTTTTAGCATATTGTTAAATGCTATTTTCTTTATTTTCGGAATTGCCTTTTCATTGAAAGCATCTACCAATTTAAAAAACGAATTAACTTGTAATGGGTCAAATGTCAATCCATCTGCTGCAAGTTTTTTAGGTTCTTCTTTCCCGATTATTCCTTCTTTTTGTGGATACTGAAACCTATCCCTCATCGCTTGCGGAACACTGTTATCCGACAGCGGAATAAGTCGATGCCGGCATCTATACCCGCCCATATATACCAAAAAGTTATCTGTATTCGTGTCTTCGCGCATCCCTTTGGGAAGTCCGTACTTTTCGTAGATTTCACATTGATGTCCGTCTATGTTGCCGGCGAGTAATGTAGGTATTTCGGAGCGATGAAAATACCGCTTCTTAGTCATGTGTTCGCAAAATTCCCGTGTGGTTGTTATATTACTGACAGTATATGCAAACCAATTGTAACCCATAGCATCGGCTACCATTTTTGTAGCCATCCTGTCATAAATACTTGCTGCATCATCGGAAAAGATTTTTGTATATGTAGACAACATACCCTGCCTGTCATCGGTTGTTACAATTTGGCTTCTCAATTGTTCGCTTAAATCACTGTACGAACTACCGGAAGTAACTCCGGTTAGCATTTGTCCGTATATCGTATCAACCATTTTTTGTTTATAACCATCCCCGACCAATGTTTCAATCGTATTTCCAATTTGTGCTTTGGTTAATTCATTTATCATCTCCTTTGATTGGTTTGGTACTTGATAAGTTGAAGTCAAAAGGCTGTAAATTTCCGGAAGGTTCGATACGAATTTATTTACCAGATTGGCATATTCTTTCGATACGACAATTTTCCCGAGTTTGGCTTTGATGTTGTTAATCACTTTCAGGTTTTCAACGCTCGTTACGATTTTACCTGAAGCATTTACTTTCAAATCCTTCAATAATAGCGAAACGTCCCTGAAAATCTTTTTTTCTATATCCGGTATTTTGGATGCAAAATCTTCGGGAGCCTGTTCAATTATTTTTTGTATTTGCTCAAGACTGTCCATTCGGTACAGGGTTAAACTGTCCTAAAATATCGGTCTTGATTGTTTCCTTTACCGAATTTTCTTTGATTATTTCGTCTGCATAAGCGGAAATAATCTTTTTTCGGTCGCCGAACGATTTTGTAATGAAGTCCTTTTCTTCATTGAAGGCGCGTTGTATGAATTGCGATATATTGCACGAAATAACATAGTCTTTTTCTGTTATTCCGCTGTTTGAAAGCATCGTCATCTTGTCGCTCTGGCTGTATCCATACAGCGGGTCGAGTTCAAACATACATTCAACTTCATACGCTACCTTCGGTTCGGCATTGTATTTCTTCCGTGCAAGTTCGATTTCCATGTGCTTAATAAGCAGCGGATTTACATTCGCATTCTTTGCCGTCTGAATATCATTGACGAGAACGGATGTATTCAGCAGGTCGAAACGTTCCGGCACAGCGATAACCGGAAGCATTTTATCCCGCATTTCCTTATCCGGAACGATAAACGAATACCGGTACTGACAAATGAAATAATACACATTGTCCAAAACCATAACAATATCTTCGGCTACTGAATTGACAAACGTATTCAACTCGTCGCGGTCAACCTCTTTGGCTGTTCCCGACTGATTGAGCGGCGTCTCTGCGAGAAACTCCATATTGATTGCCGAAAGCGCATCGTAGATATGATTTCTTACCCGCTCGTCCTGCAATCTGGCAATGTCGGTACTTTTCTGAACATATCCGATGGGTGGGGTTGGCAACTGGTATTCTTCCAATTTTCTTCCTGCTGTAATCAGATACTCGCCATAAGGAGATACGCTTGATATATTTCCTTTCCCTTCACATCTTGAGCATTTTTTCAGATTCCCGTTTTCATCTTTTTCATGAGATACACCTGCTCCATTGCACGCCGGACATTCAGTATTTGTATAGATATACTTTTCAGAATGGATATGCTGCACGATTTCGGCTTGCAGGTCGGAATATTCGCGGGCGGCTTCATCCAAAAACGGAACCATGGGAGCAATCCGGCTTTCCTGAATGATGTCGTTATTTTTCCGGTCGAAATAAACGCCTCCGACTTTGAAAACAGGCAATTCCCCAAAGTTATGGTCATAGAGTAGCGTTTGAAAATAATTTCCAGACCTTTCTTCATAGCGGGCTATCTGCATATCTGTTACGATATAATAGACTTTTCCTTCATAACTCCGATTGTTTCCTGATTTATAAACGACTACATCCGAAGATTGCAAAGCGTAGTATTCACCCGGAGAGTAGCTTAATATCTGTTTTGAACCAAAGATTTCAACTTCAGGCGTCACGTAATCCGCCGTATTATTTGGAAGTTTTTTCAAAACAACGGCACAAACGGAATTGGCATCAATCAGCGAACGGATAAGCAACTCGTTAAATGCCCAATTGGTAAGGCTCGTAAAATTCGGATAATTGTTTTCGCAATACGCTTCAAGCGTTTCATCCGTTTTGATGGTTTTTGGTACGGAATCAGGGTCGTACTGAATATTCCAGTCCTGCGAACGCCGTATTTTAGACAGGGAATTGAAAACTTTCCCGACCGATTTTTTGGTTATCGGAACATAAATCTCTTTTCGATAATTTTTCACCTTTTCGCTTTCCGAAGGGCGGCGCTTGTCAATTAGTTTATCTGGACTTAATCCCTTAGCGTGTACCTCTAACTTGTTTGCTAATTCCTCATAAATCGGTTTATTCGGATGTCGTGTGCCGATTGCCGTTCTAACAAAATCGGCGGTTAATTCTACAGGCATTTTAATAATCAGTATTAAAATGAATCGGGACAGTGCCCGCGAAGTATTCCCGTTCAGGGCGTGTATATTACATTTTAACAGATGCTGTATCTGCTTATATCCTGTTCAGACAGCTTGGTCGATGCCAACGCATTGTCGTTTTCATCTTCTGCATCCCATGCAATATCGTAGTCTCCGCTTTCATACATTGGCGTTTCGTCAACCAATAAGTTAGGATAAAGAAGAATTTCCTTAATGGCGTCGTGAATATACTCAGGATAAAAGTCGGTTGTCATTTTCAATTCTCTTCGGCGCGTCTTTGATAAAGACAGATTGAATCCGTTGGAATCGACATACTCCGACTTATCCGTTTTCGACTGCGGATTGTCGATAACGCACGAAATCCGTACCCGCTGCCGGCGGTCGTCCGCTTTGTCCCAATACTCAAAAACGTGGGTATTGTCAGTATCGCATCCGATGTATTGAAATGGCGTTGAAAAATAACTTTCGGCTACAATTCGGAAGCAATCGCCGGGCGCCAGAATAGCGGCAAGGTCTATGCCGGACAATTCAATAAATCCGTCGGAAGCTGCAATGTACTCGTCACCGATTTTATCGCCGTTCAAATTGGCAATATACCAGTTCTCATCCGGTGTCGGAACAAACAAAGCCAAGTCGCCGCCTTCCGCCACCGGCAACACATAGCAGCAACAAACTTCCTGCCTGCCTTCCGAAAACTGTACGATAGGATACTTTATTTCCATGCTGCAAATGTAAGCATTTTTATTAAATATTATTCATTTGGAGTATATTTTTTATTTAAGAAAGCCCGAACTTAATCGGGCTTTTTACTGCACATATCTATTTTTTTATTGCCATACCTGAGACAATTATTTTGCTTGGAGAAATTATTCCGTTACTTTCTATTTTAGTATATGCATCATCTTTTCTTACTTCCGGAATATAATTATATTTCAATCCGACAACTCCGTTTGCTCCGCCTTCTAAACATTTTTTATACAATAACTCAATCGCATCTTTGTAAAGTGCATTTCTCCAATCTCCATAGTTTGTTTTATTTTTTGACTGTGATTTAATTTCATATCCAGATTGTAACACAACAGATACGCTTCCGATAGGAGTGTATTCAAAACTGACAGACGGCGATTCCGTTATAAAAAAACCCTTGCTCGTATATGGTCCGTAGTCAACAACTGCAAGATTTGAATTATAAATAAATTTGTATGGTTCACAGGAAAACAGGAAGACAGGAAGTAAAAATATAAGTACCTTTTTCATTGTAATAATTGTTAATTGTTAATAATCGACAAAATTACACTTTTTTTGGAATCAACACAAATGAAGCCGTATTTTTTTGCTTCTTGTATTTGATTTCTGATATATAACAGGGAGTGTCATCGACCGTGATAATTCCGTATGGATTCTCTTTGATTGTTTTATACTCATTCACGGTTACCGGATATTCCGGTACTTTGATTAATTCAGGTAACAAAATCAATGAATTATTTTTGAAATTCTGATTTTCAACATACAACTCAGTATCTTTATCAGCATATTCATCAGGAATTAACGGTGGAAGTATATCTATTGGCACTTTTATACGTGCCCTACCCTTAGCCTGCAAGTTTCCTGTTCCTGAAGTGAAAATAATATCTTCCTTCTTTCCGAATCCGAGAGATGATAGCCTATTTAACCATTTTTTTGCCATCCGCACAGGAGAAATACGCATATTATAAACTGTATCCGGTGAAATCATGGTATTTCCTGTTTCGGAAGCTCCTAAATCTATTACGTAGCTATCAGGTCCTTGAAACGCATGAGTTTTTTTCAGGCAAAAAATAAACACATCATTATCGTATCGCCAGTCAGATGTGGTGTTAATAGATTCCCTTCGGGTATATTCAATCGCATATCCGTCTGCAATAAAGTCCGATTTTTGCTCCATTGCGTTATTTTTTAATTTCAAACGTGTTCGGTATTCGCGTTCGGTATGAAAAGCATCCAAGCCGTTAAAATTTTCAGTTTCATACTTTTTATACCCGCATTTGAAAATAGAATACAGTCTGTTTGAGTCAATTCCTCGCTCAATCTTATTTGGGTTATGTATTTCAAAAATAGGTTTTCCGATTTTGTAAAACCACTCCAAACTTTCGACATGCAAGTATTGAATACCGTTTTCGGTAACAAATCCAAAACCAATGTTGTCTATAGCCGTCAGGCTTTTAATAACATCCGAAAAAGACAATGTGAATAGAGTATCCGAATTTTCCATATCATTTCCGGCGGCATCTCTTAACGGGATATTCCTTACGCGTAATCCTGTTGCCAACGCTTTGAAAGAGCCGATTCCATTCGTATTGGTCGGATTTATGTTGCTGTCTTTTCTTCCATAGTAGTCCGATTTAACTGTTATTTGTTTATTTGTAATGGATTCGGCTATTCTTGACATAGTTTCGTGAAGCAATGACATGTTCGCATTTGTACTTGGAAAAGTAGTCAATGATTTCATTTCGATTTTTGCTTCACGGATGGTATAATTACATGATCTATATTCAGTTTTTTCTTCCGGGAAATGTATTTTAAATGAAAAAAATAAAACGTCATTTTTATTCATATCTACAATTATTTTTATCAATCCCGTTTTGATATCATACTCCATTATAGGATTACCATCATAGATAGTGTAATCATAAATGACCGTATTTGAATCATTTTTATAAATTGTAAATTGAATTTTATCAAACGGTTCTGGAATAAATGAACCAATTTGCCTGTAATTTAAGTTAAAAATAACGCTCAATTCAATAGGCTTATATGTTAAATTATTTTCTTCTGAAAATTTGAAAAATATATTGTTATTGATATTTGAAAAACTACTTGTAATCGTTGCCGGAACGCTATAGATTGTATCTAATTCATTTATTACTATATCAAGTTGTGGTTGAAATAAAAATGAGCGATAGGTACCCATTGAATCATCTGTATTTACATATTGCCTTTCTGCGCTCGTATTGCTCAGTTGACTGACAAGCATCATTCCCCTGCTCGGCAATTCGATTTCATGCTTCAGCATCGGATATTGGGTAAGATTATCCGTTTCGGAGTCAAACGACTTCAACGAATCCAAATCCACTTTCTGGTCAATCCGGTTGTTGAATAAGACTTGGATTCCGATGTCAGCTACCTTTACCTCAATGTAGCAATAGCCGTCCTCATATACTTTGTTGTATGCCTCAAAATCCAACTGCCCGCGATATTCTTCTATTCCGTTGTTCTCGCAAATGAATGTAATCAGGTTGTCTATATCATTGTTATAAGCATCTTCCAAGATGCCAATAGCTTTTTCTCCATAGAATTGAAGCGACAAGTCTGAATATTCCACATCGATTCCATGCGATTTTTCGTTACGTTTCAGAGTTAATTCAAGTCCGTCCCAACCAATCGGCTCCGGTATCTCATTTTTTTTACTGTTATATTTAAGATAAAATTTATACATTGGCAGAATATTTAGCATTTAACACTTTGGTAGTTGTATTACCTTCTGTAACCCGAAGCCCCGATTTATCAAAATTGATTGAAATATCTTTTTGCTTCGGGAATTTCATGTATTTGGCTACCGATTTCCCGAGCCGTTCATAATCAATTGCAAGTCTATCTTCATTCCTGTGACTTTGGTAATACTGATTGATTAATTGCTGCGATACACGCGGCATTTGCGGATAATTAGGCTCTATACGCGGCATATTCCAACGGTCGAACGCTTTACCGTCGCCCGCAAGCGCCCGCCGTGTATCGTGTGCCGGCATGATAGATGACATTGTCGGAATAAACATAAGCTCAGGACCGTATTCGCCAACCATGGCATATTCGCCTTTTCCGTTGCGCCGACCTTTCCAGTATTTCGGCATTGGTTGACTGGATATTTTAGATATTTGAACCGCTCCCATTGCCGCCGCAAGAGCAGCCAACACGAGACCTAACCAAAAAGGTTGAGTAGTTAATGCAGAAGCAACAGCCTGCGCAGTAGAAATAATTGCATTGAATAATGCCTGTTCCTTGTCTGCTTTTGCCTGTTTACGCTTTATTTCAAGCTGTTTTCTTGCAAATTCTTCTTCTGAAATCAGTTTCATGTCCTTGTTTTTCTTTGCGGCTTCACGGTCGGTAGTGTAATAATGTTCAAAGTCTGCCATTTCCTGTTCAAGACGTTGCTTATTCATATCCATGAAAGTATTGGCTATTTCTCCAATTGTGCTGTAAATTGCTGAAAACAGTTGTTTACGTTGCTCTGCTTCTTTTTCTGCAATAGCAATGCGTTTTTCTGATAATTCTTTTTCTAAATCAACCGTATTTTGTCCGGCTGCTTTTCGTTCGGCTATTTCATCCTGCAACGATTGGATACTTATGTCTCTCAATTGTTTTTCATATTGTTGCTTACTTATTTTTCCTTTTTCGTATGATTGAGTAGTTGCAAGTTCCTGTGCTGCTGCGTTTGTTTGAATACCTTTTACCTTAAATTCAAAATCCGAATCAGCAATATCTTTGGCAAGTTTTGCATTGATTTCTTTTATTTTAGCAGCTCTTTCTTCTTCATTTTTGATTGATAATAAGGCATTGTCTATCTCTGCTTGTGCCTGTTCTTTCAGTAATTCGACTTTTAAATCGTGTTCCTGCTGACTGCCGGCTTTTACAACAGCAAGTTTAGCATTAATGTTTGAAATAGCGGTATTAGATTCAGTTTCCGCTTGATTTTTGTAGTAATCAGTATAAAGTTTTTCTACATTGGCAATATGGTTCTGTTCAATAATGTTCTTTTGTGCAGCGCTATCTTTTGCATTTGCTAAATCAACTTGTTTTTGCGCTTCTAACCGTGCAAGTCGCAAATTTAACACATTCAGATTAAAATCTTTTTCGTTAGCAAGTTGCGCATCAATGTTTGTTACATCATCTTGCAACCGCTGTTTGTTGAAATTATCTTCTAAATCTTTTATTGCTTTTAATGTTTCAGCACGTTTTAATTTTTTCTCCCCTTCTGTTATATCTACCGTTGACAACTCGTTTTTAAGTTTTTGTTCAAGCGCTGCTTTTTGTGCTTTTAATTCTTCATCAGAACCTTTTTGTGCAATTACAACACGGTAATCAGCCAACGCTTGAGCAGAGCGCTTGCCGAGTTCTGCTTGTCTTCTTGCTTCCTGCGCTTGCTGTTCAGCTTGTTTTTGTCTTTCTTCTTCATCTTTATCAATAGCCACTTCCGCAGCTTTTACTTTGAAATTCCAATTATCCAATTGACCTTGTAGACTTTTTTTAGCATCTTCTGTCGCCTTTATTTCCTGAACTTTCCCGTCAATTACAACCTCTACTTTTTTATTTTTCTTTGCAGAATTTAATTTGTATAATGCTATTTCTAATTCCTCTACTTTTTTTCTGTTGTCTTTTAAATTATCAATATTTTGCCTTTGATTTTCTACTTCCTGCGCTGCAAAATCAACCCTTTTTTGCGCTATTTCTGCCTCTTTTTTAGCTATTTCATTTTGAGAAACGCCCTTTGCTTTCATTAACGACAATTCATTTTCTGAATCCTTCATTACTCTGTCGTTTGCTTCTTTGCGTTTATCTGTTTGTCGTTGAATTTCATCATTATCGAGTTTGGTTTGTTCGTTAAGTTTTATTTGCGCCTCAATTTGTTTATTTGTTCTACCGGTTAATAAAGAAACGACGGTGATTAATGCCGCTATTCCGGCAAGTATCCATCCGAAAACAGGTATAGTTTTTATAGCAAACCCTACTAACTTAAATGCTCCGGCAAGCCCAATGTTTGCAGCAGTACCTGCTGTTGCAGCGACTGTTTGTGCTCCGGTAGCCGCTGTATTTGCAGCCGTTGCAACAGTATCTTGAGTTTTTGCCTGTGTTGATAATTGCTCCGCTTTTGTTAAAACTCCTTTCCACCATGCAGATAGACCGGATACAATAGCGCTTTCCTTTTGCAATCCATTTTGTATTTGCTGTAATCCGGTAGTAATAGCAATAGCCGCTTGCAATTTAACCATCGCCTTTTGCAAATCTTCATTTTCGGCTCCAAATAAAGCGGCTGCTCCTTGCGCAACAGAAAAACCACCGGCAACTAATTGGGTACCTTCCAATACAGCGTCGAATGTCCCTGTATCAGATGCCATATTCTTTATTTCTCGTGCGACATCACCTTGTATATCAGATAATCTACCCGCTTGTTCAATTAATTTTTGATATTCTTCAGTACCGGTTTTTCCGGCAACTTGCATCTGCTTTATTTGTTCTTCGATTTCACGGCGCATTGTCCTGAATGATTGAGTCGCTTGCTCGGAGACAGCCTTTGCCGGCATCTGTTTTGTCGCCTTGCTTAAATCTTCCATTGATTTGCGGGTCGATTTCAGTTCCGTATTTGCATTTTCGATTTCCTTATCAAAAGCGGCAACTACCTGAGCAGAGCCTTGCCATTGCTGCTTTTGCTTGGAAAGACTATCCATTTGAGCTATCAATTCTTTTTCTCTTTGGGAGAGTTGCTGTAATTTGGCATTGGTTTCGTCCAGCCCTTCCGACTGACTAACTACCTCTATTAAAACTCTATTATCCGCCATTTTTGTCCTGTTTTTTAGGCTTTAATGCCTTGTTCAGTTGTAGAAAAAACTCGTAGATTGTGAAATCTTTGTAATCTATTCCGTTCTCTCTCATTATTGATTTGAGTTCCTCAAATCCGTCTGCTATTTTTTGGAGCGTCACATAGACAGACGTTCCGAATGAATCTTGTTTAACTCCTCGTTCGCTGTCGAAAATTCGTTTAAATCGAAATCGACATTCTTCAAGTAAGGAAGCAATTCCGTCAGCGGCTGCTGCAAAAAAAAATCACTGACCGATTTGTTTTTCTTCCAAAACTCAATTTTTTTCTTGCAGTATTCGGAGTCGTACAGCGATGGGTTTTCGTTATCATCGAAATAGACTACTGCTGCAAGACGGTAAATTAAATCTACATCCAAAGCGAAATTGATACGCTCATTCAACTGTTCATTCAATTGATTGATACGGAATATATCTATTTTTGTAGCGCGTAATAAGCCCCGCACCGCTTCGATATGCTTTTGCAGATATTCCACAGAGCATTTCATCCTCGTTTCCTCGTAAACCATAAGCGCCATAAGTCCGCGCTCAATTGGTAGATTGAATACGTCCGTAAATTGATAAAACTTTCGACCTTCAATCGTAAAAGATTCTTCAATCATGTACTTTTGTTCGGGAAACTTCTTTCTCCAGTTTTTGAATCTGTCTTTACTTAATAATTTCATTCAATTTCATCTTAAATTGTTCAACATCTTTTGTCCTGAATATCTCAATGCCGCTTCTTTTGATGATTCCGGCGCCGCCTTTGGTGATTACACGGTAATCCGGATAATCATTGTGCCGATAAAATTTAGCCAACCCACGGCAAGGGCAATCCGTTGCATAGTGAATCCATCCGTTCTCAATCAAAAAATCTTTCATACAGTTTCATAAACTATTGCATTTTTGTACTTAAAATCCAACAAATGAGTACCACTCAAACGTTTTACAACCTTTCGCCCGACTTTATTGTACCGGCGAAGTTCTTCCCGCGTCCCTACAATAAACTTTTTTTCAATCTGCATGACAAAGATTTTCCGTTTCTCTATCGCATTCCTTTCATTCGCCTGCTTTATGGCATTTTTCTTTCTGCTATTGAATACCGACATTGTTACCTTCTTATATACCCAAAGGAAAGAAACGGCATAAATCAAGCGCGCCGCAATATTGATTACCCTATTCCTGTTCTTCTGTTTCATCGGGCAGTATTGGCGATATAATTGCGGTTATGACCGTGTTTATTCCGGCAACAGCAAGGATAATAACAGGAATGTACAGAACATTAAACCTGAAAAACAACCAAAAGATGATTGTATGTATCGATGACATACAAATCAAACATCCACAAACAGGTTTGAACAACAATACCGGTAATCTTTGTTTCAACCACGTTGCCGGTCGATGAAATATCATTCCTTTCCAAGTTGCTGCAAACAAACCGGTCGTACACAAGCTAATTAAAGTAGCTATAATAAACTTTTCCATACCATTATTTTTGTTACAAAGTTAGTTATTTGGATTTAATTATACTCATTTAGAGTTATCAATTTGCAAAAAATTTCATAAAATCAACGAAATAACGATGAATGAAGTATCTGGTAGCATCGAGCGTGTCGGCTTGTTGCTCCGGTTTCTTCCGGTTGTCCTTTACAATCGTATTGTCGCTGTTTGCTTTACACTTCTTTGCGTCATCGATGAAATCCTTGCAATTATCCTTATCGACAATGACAGGATATTTCTCAAAGATTGAGTTACACAGCATCCGGCTATCTTTCAGCGGCGGATTCGATGCCGATATTTGCATTTGCGTTTTACTCAATTTGAAATAGCTTTTTATCACATCGAAATTGTCTAAACTGCTCATCGTTGTTTTCACGTTACCGGAAGCATCGCCGGTAACAAAGAAATAACCGCCATGAAAGTACCTGTCTATTTCTTCGCATAACCGGTAAATTGTCGAATCTTGCAACTTTATTACTCTAACGCCTCTGATAACTCCGCCATAATGCTGCCAAATGGTGCATACAATCGGATTCCGGTTAAAGTCGAACGAAAGGTATGTCGGTTCATTCGGATTCCACTCTACTTTCCCAACGTGTTTTGATTCCGAAAAGGCAAAAAGCCAACGGTCGGTTTCACTTTCAAAATCCGTCCAGTCTCCTTTTACAAACTGTTTGATGTAGCGTTCCGCCATCATATTCCATCCGGCATACTGGTCATCGGTTACGAATGGGTTATCCGTGGGCAGCGCCGACATGAAAAAATACTCAGGCGGTAATACTTGTTCAATGTATGGATTGTATATTTTTTCCTTAACCCAATTTTGACAGGGATTAAATGTCATAAATATCAGTCCGCGCGGCATCTTCGGCAAATACCAAGAGCCGACACGCTCAATCGCTTTTTCCCATAGTTTTTCGCTCAACTCCTCCGACTGTTCCAAGAAAAAGCCGTTGGTTTCAAGCCCTAAAAATGATGTTAAACTTGGGTCGCGCGATAAATTCTCGGAAACAAAAAATATCTTCGACCCTTTTTTGTTGTATGCGTAATAATTTGATGATGAACGATTAAAATTCCAATTTGTTGACCTTGCAGTAATTTTTTCAAAGCTGGGAATAGTAGTTTTTTGCAAACTTGGAAAATCCTTGCGAACAATATGCCATCGGCTTTGTGGAAAAATTTCACACAATCGTATCAAAATTGTAAGCGTAACAAATGTTTTTCCGCCCCTGATGGCGCCGCCGTAGTTTAGAAACTTATACTTGTTTGCTCCCTGAGCGGCTGCCAAAGAAGTTATAAAATAGTCGTACTGCTTTTGATTTACGGATAAATCAACGTTTACGCGCTTAGATTTCGATTTCTCTATCATCGGAAAGTTTTATTAAAGTTTTATCCTGTTGATTGTCATTGTCTCTATTTATTTGTTCCCAATTTTCCATTTTTGAAAGTTGCTGTATTGCTTTGATTTTATCTGCATAACTCAATTTTTTAGACTTTCCTGTTGCTATTTTTGATAAAATTTCCAGACTTTCGCTTCGGGTCAATATAGCAGATTTGACAGATTCTTTTGCCGATTCAACCAATACTTCATCTTTTGCCTGTTCTTGCTTCTGAATGCGGGTTTTGTTATATTCTCGCGCTTGTTTTAGGTATCTCTTTACTGTTCTCTCGTTTTTGTGACATATCGGGACAAAATAGGACAATATTTGTCCTGTAGATTTGTGCGGATTAGCATAAACATAATCCGCTATTTCAATAACTTGTTTTGAATATGTCGGTTTGTCAGACATCGCTGTTTTGTTTTCATTTTTTTTTGCTACCTTTGCACAAACAATTTGCAAGTAAATTATTGGGAACGGGTAACCAAACTAAATCGCCCGGGTGTACTGAAAGCAAATTGGAAGCGGCAATCTGTTTGGAGATGCCGTTTTTTATGTATTATGCTTATGTATATGAATCCTCCCATCTTTTTTTCAAATTAAAAATTTATCGTATCTTTGTGGAGCTTTATACATTAGCGGGACCGCGCCAAGTTAAGCACCCGCCGGGATAGGCTGTATTGTTTGTGTATAAAAGTATAGGGGACTTGGCTCCTCTACTATTTTAATTATGCCTATGCCTATGAATCCTTCCATCCGGTGTTATTATTATAATTTCCTTAAATCTATAACTATTACCTGCTTCATATAACCTTATCCCATCAGTTACGCTCTGTTTCGTATGCTTATTGTATTTCATATAAACCAAAGCAACATCTGCTGTTTTATCTCTTGCGTGGCTTAATTGACTTCTAAAATTTTTCGCAGTACCACCTTCCGGTGTTGATTGTTCAAAAGAATAGCTGAATAATTTCCCATCAGGCGTTACAAAATTACCCGCTTCATCTTTCAGCGTTACTTTATAACCTTTATTCGCCAAAAATCTTGCAGCTTCTAATTCTTCAGGCTTATGACTTGCCGTGCTTTTCTCTACTGCAACATACCCGCCGCCTTTTTTGCTGAACTCCACGCTTGAATATTTACCACTGTTCCGCATCTGTATCACTTCCAATTCCCGTGCGCTGTATTCGCGGCTTCCGGTTTTAAGCGACCGAACTCCGCCCGATATTTTAGCCATTTTCCTTTGTTGTCATTAAATCGTGAATATAAAGCAAACTGTTTTCACGGCAAAACCTTTTCACTTTTTCGCCGCCTCCGTAAACAATCAGATTGGGTATTGACGCGCCAGATATTTCTTTTGCAATCTCAAGCTCAGCTTTCAGATATTGCAACCTGTCGGCATATCCGCGCGTTGCAAAAGCGTTATATCCATTCGGAATACCCATTCGGTTGTATTCATAGAATTTTGAACTTACATTCAAGTCGGCATATACCGATAGACCGCTTTCCTGCCAATAGCGTGCAATCCATCGCTTTTTATATATCTGATGCAGTCCGTATGCCAAAGGAGTGGTATCGAATAAAGAGGTGTTTGGTTCAATCACAGAAATAATTTTTCCGTTCAAAATCTTTGCAGGGTTTTTCCACACCGTGTCGAATCTGTAATCATCTACGTAGAAATGAACTGTCTCCGCATTCGATTGACGCCGAATAGAACCGTATGCAACTAAGGGCAAACATAATTTTCCCGCCTGTCGGTCAAGTAACAGATTCGGTATTTCAAATTCATTGTCGCTTTCGTATAGATAATCGTTCATTTGAGAAGAATTATACTGCAAAGTTATAAAAATTTATTTTATATTAATCATTTAGAGTTGTTTTTATTTGTTTTGATTATTCTTAACGTCGAAAAAACATCTCTTATCACAGAGAGGTTAAAATAATTATTGAAATACCGCCATCGCTTTTTCTTCGATTTCAGTTTTCAACAGTTTCGACAGGAATAAAAGTCCTTTTTGTGTTACGAGCACTGTTATTACCATTAACGCCGGATGACTACTTCTCGGAATCGTTTTTTCGTACAACTTGAAATAGCCCCTTTCGATATATTCCTGTTTCGGCTCATTCTTGTTTTTGAAGAATATCCCTTTTTCACGGAGTATCCTGAACAATGTGTTTCTTCCGTATGGAAGTTTCAAAATCTTTGCCGCCTGCCCGATGTCGATACATTCGTTGGCAGGCTCAATCACTGTATCGAAGAATTTTACCTTTGGGAGCATCACTGAATTTCTTCGCTCCAATTCGATTTTTTGACGCTCGATAATTTCACGCTGTATTCTTTCTTCTTTCAATGTTGAAAGTAATTTTATACCAAATTCAGGGTCGGAAATTACAGCTTCAATTGTAATCGGGGTTGCATACGCTCCATGTTTGCGAATTGAAGGAATAACTTCGGATGTTACCCAGTTTTGAAATGATTCCGCATCTGGTTTGCGACTTTGAAAAATACACTTGTACAAATTCGGCTCATCAATGAAAATCATTTGTTGAATACCGCTTGTAGTAGGGGTATCGGTAATACATAGCCCCTTTTCATTCAATCTTGATTTTACGTCACTTGGATTTGACAATCCCAATACCTTACATAAATCGGCAAGGCAAAATAAAGGTTTCTCACTTGTACCGGCGGTACGAATTTCCCCAAAAACTGGGTTGCTGAATAGTTGAATGTTTGTTTCCATTACTTTATATTTTTGAATTATTTATATACTTTATCATAGCTTCAGCCGAAATTTTTACATCGTCCTTCGCTTTCATATATCTTTCAATAGCCTGCTTGCATCCTGAAATTGCATTTTCATTATTTGGATATTTATCGACAGGCTTTGAATGTAAACAGCTTGATTTCCATTCGCCATTTTTCAGAAGAAAAGCGTGCTTATTGTATTGTACCACTTCTTTGTCGTAGTCTCCTATTTGATTAAGCATCGACTTCATTACAATTTCACGGTCGCCGTCCATTTTACCGCAACCGAACCACGTATCATCTCCCCAAAGCAAATAGACTTGTTTCGACCCGCCGTCTTCTGTCTGGCAAGTGAGAACGGCGCAATTTGTAGGAATCATTTCACCGGGGAAGTTTGGATAAATGGAATAGGAACCTGTCTTGCGAATAGTCGACAAAACTTCTGATGTGACCCATTTGCGAAATTTCTTTGCAATCGGCGCAAACCATCGTTCAAAAACCGTTTGAGCCATAATTTTTGATTATCGGTTAAATGTTTTATTTTTGAAAATTGATTTTTATTCTGTCATTTATAATTCTATTCCATTGTCTTTTAATAACCGCTCTATTTCATTCATTGTTTTTTTTCCACAATTCCTTTGCCTCATGAGCGCATAGCTGTCGGTAATCAAAATATCAGCTAATTGTGCCATTGTCTCTATTTTCTTATATTGTCCATCTACATAAAAGCATTTTAAAACATTAAGCAGTCTCTTTGAAATAAGAAGCTCATCAATGTTAAGGTAAAAGCAGTCAGGATAGATTTTCTCTATTTCCTTTCCAGAATCAATTTTTAATTCTTTCTCCCTTTCCATAATTGCATTTTCTCTAATCTTCAATTCATGTTCTTTTTTCCGGATTTCAATTAATTTTTCATTGATTTTAGATAAACAATCTGGCAATCTTTTTAGTAATCTTTTAGTTATCTGTCTTACACGCTCCGGTGTAATTTTATTCATATTTGCAATTTCAATAAAATCTTTCTCTTCGTTTATTGCTTCTATAAACTCAATATCTCTTTCAGATAATATTGTAGAGTTAGCTTTTATAACATCTAATATTGTTTCCATATCGCTAAAATAATTTTATCTCATTTCACTTTGAGAGTTCATGCAAAAGTAAAGATAATTAATGATTATAAATAGCTCTAATCGAAATATTCTGTTTTTTCATTTCCGCTCAATGGGTCGCCAGTGGGTAGGTTTTTGCGATTGATATGCGCTACCAAACCAAATTGAACCATTGTTTGTGTTTTACGCCCTTTAATTACGGCGTTAAACATTTCTTCCGAGAACATTAAACCTTTCATTTTTTGTACTTTTTAAGAAGTTCATTTCCAATATTAATTGCTTCATAATCGTAATTATGCGATAATAGTCTTTTTAGTATATCTACTAATTCATCAATTTCCTCCTGCCGATACTCTGCACCGGCTATAAAACCAATTTTATACGCTTTTGTTAAAATTATGCTTTCAGCATTCTCAAATTGAGGAACTGATATTTTTGAATAAAAATCACTTGCTTTTTCTATTTCTTCTCTTGTCATAACTTACTCATAAATAATTGTTAGCGAACTATTACTCTCAATCTCAAACACAAGTTTACCGTTAGTATATCCACGATAAACTTTCAAATTTGCGTAGTTGGTTATCGGTTTACTTTCTTCACGGATTTCGTCAACCGTACAACCAACTGTGAATAGTTGCGCATCCGCTCCCCATCCTTTTTCGATTGATTTTATTTTTCCCATAACTTATAATTCTATTGCATCTAAATATATTTTCAAATACTTATCGTTTATCTTAATTAAATCTTCAGTCTTTTTTATTCCGTGTAAAACGGTTGAATGATTTAATCCGAATATTCTACATATTTCATTCAAGTTGTAGCCGTTATTTCTCAAAAAGTATGAATAAACTTGCCTTGCTGTGACTATCTCCCATTTTCTTGATTTGCTCTGAATATCGGAAAGTGGGATGTTTATTCTTTCGGAATATGTTTGTAAGTTAATCATTTTCAGATAGTTTTTTTAATATAAATTTTCCAGGAATATTAATCGCAGGAGTTATCTGCTTTAAAATTTTCCAGACTTTATTTCCAATTTGACCATAATTCGACATTGATATAATTTTCTTTATGTCTGAATTATCGCATTGTAAACGGTTTAATTCACACAAAAGACCTTTGTAGTTTCGATTAACTCCGTCATCCGGCAATTTTAAATCATAAAAATTTAAAATTTTTTCCTCTTCAAATCCCCCATTTGGGGGGATAGAGGGGGGGATATTTTTTAAATTATTATCTTTATTATATTTGTTTCCTTGCTGTTTCCTTAGTGTTTCCTTGCTGTTTACTTCATGTTTCTTTCGATGTTTCCTTTCTTCAAAATCAAAATTGTATCTATCATAATTACAGATATTTAAAAGCGTCTGTCCTGTTTCCTTTAGTGTTTCTTTTTTTACCATTTGGGCGTGTTGTAGCAAATCCAGATAGTTATTTACTTTCTTGGTGCTCCATTTCCAACGATCTGCCAAATACCGCAATGAAACAGGTAACTGACCTCTTTTAATATTAATAATCCGATTGCCAACTAACAACTCCGCGTCCTCAAATCGTGTGCTTTGTACTATATCAAGCCATGCTTCGAACCTCGAATAAACCCGACCTTCACACCAAAATTGGTGCTCAAATATCTTGCGGCTAATCGGTATGTAATTACTTATCTCTGACACAATATTTAATTTTCTTCTCCTTTCATTGTTTTTACTCGCATAATCCGTAATAACTCATACAGCTCGTTGCTGTATATTCATCAAATAAAGTGCCTGCATCATACTTTCCTTTCACATAATTTGCTACATCAGTAATTAATGTATAGCTTCCTCTGTAGGCGTATTTCGGTATTGAATCCGGTCCTAAAAAAGAACTGTTACATTCCTTTTCGTATTTTGCAATTTCGCCTATCCTCTCAGGAAATCGTTGTGTAATTTGATATAATTCCGTTTGTGAAGACATAATACATGGAAAGCATCCAACCCGCTTAAATCCAATTTTATAAAGCGGATTCGGTTCTAATCCATTTTCGAGAATATAATCTATCACCTGATGTGCCTTCCAATCAAAAACCGGTCGCCATACATCGGTTGCATGGGTTTTACTGAATGATAAAATTTCTTTTCTGCGGTAGGTATGAAATTTGTCTTTTCCGTTTTTATCCTTTCCGTATGGCTCAAGGTAATATTTGAAATAATTACATTGTTCTGCCATTTTTGCTCTTCTTTCGGATTCTGCACTACGTATGCCTTGTATTACAATAAAGTCATCATTAACAACGTCAAGCAAATAATCAATCGTAGGAATAGATTTTAATTCGGAAGTGCAAAAACGGTGTTGTGAAGATGGGAAGCGACCTTTTTTCTTTGCCAAATCGATTAATCCGTCATATTTTTTTGACTTCAAAACAACAAGGTCAAGATTTAATTTGTCGGATATTTCATTAATATACCGGTATGTTATAGGACTTTCCCATCCTGTATCACAAAATATAGTAGTGAAATTCTTTGTGAAATTATTCCGAATCCAAAGAAGCGCCGCAAGACTGTCTTTTCCACCGCTGAATGTTACGATTGTTTTCATTTGTTTAACTTTCCGCTAAGATAAATACTATATTGATATACGGCAAGTTATTAGAGCTATTAATACTTAAATTATCCATATCTATTCAAACATTATCTCTTTCCCATAAATCTTCGCCGCTGCAAACTCCAATTGACATCCTTTGCTTTCGTGCCAGCCACGACAGAAAAAGACGGCTTCTGATTGTTCAATCAAAAACATGATGTCAAATCCTATTATTTTTGCATAACTTGGAATTTCATTCACCTCTCTTTTTAATACATCAAATATTTTTAGAGGATTAATTATTTCATATTTTTTCAAATACGCATCAATAACAAATGAAATATGCTTACTAACATCCTCTATTTTTCTTCCGGTTATCGGAACTGATATGTACACTGCTTTCATGCTTCTACCTCCATTTCCATTAAATCAAATAATGTTGGCGACAATACGCCGGCGCTTTTTCTATCAGGGTGATTACACTTTCCGTTTTTATACCACTTGCAGCAAGCAAGGCACCCAAGTTTTTCACATTCTTTGCTATTCATATCTTTTAAAAATTAATAACCGCTTGTATATTTGTTAATATTTTTTCCTGAGCCTCTTTGTAAAAATTCTTCTTTATCTCAAATCCGTATGCTTTGCGTCCGCATTGCTCAGCCGCTAATAAAGTAGTTCCGCTTCCGGCAACCGGATCAATTACAACATCGCCTTTGTCAGTAAATATCTGAATCAGTCGGCGCAATAATTGTACTGGCTTTTGCGTAGGATGCACTTTTGGCGTTTCTGTGTCCCTGCGATACTCAATACAGTTGAAAATCATTTGCCCATCGTTGTTAAATTTTGGCAATTTGTCACGGTATAGCAATAAACCATATTCACAGTTTCCAACTATTCGCATATTTGCTTTTAGAACCTGAGCAGAGAAGTTTTTCCTGAAAACAAGATTTATATAGTTGTTAAGTCCATATTCTTTTGCTTTATGTATGAGTTCAAATTGTTGTTCAAATTCGCAAAACACAATCATACAAGGCGCTTTCCCTGTTTCTTTCGGCTCTTTTACAAGCATCTTTGAACAAAAATGAAGAAACTCGGAAATACGGAAATCCTTATCTGTATCAAAAAATTCTTTTCCTGCCAATTCACTTTCACCATTGGAATTATCACCATTGATGTACCATGCAGGATTACTTCCATAGGCATTTTTTCCTATGTTAAACGGAATATCTGCAATCACCAGTTGCGCCTTCGGTATTCCGTAAGATTTGTAATTCTGAAAATGGTCGTTAATTAGCATATTTATTTGTACTTCCATTTATATCCTCCGGCTGAATTATATTCTCCTCTTGAACATTGGCATATACTGCCTCTGTTTATTCCTGTCAATCTGCTTGCCTCATGTGTTGATTGAAACTCTTCCAGAAAATTACCCGATAAATCATATTTTATCACAATTTTTGAAGTGGGGTGTTCACATCCTTTTTTCCCTAATAAATTTTTATTTGGATGTTTTATTCCTATTTTATGAGCGTGGATTAAATTCTCCGATGTTGTTACCCATTCCAAATTTTCGACCCGATTATCCGTTTTAATTCCGTTTTTATGATTCACTTCGGGCTTGTTTTCAGTATTAGGTATAAAAGCGTTTGCTACAATTCTATGTACAAGAAAATTATTTTGTACGGTTTCTCTATGTAAATTTATTCCGCAATACCCATCTTTTCGTTTTACTTGCTTTAATAATTTTCCCTTGATATATAATTCGCCACCAATATGAGACGGTCCCTTTACCAATCTTCCCAAAGATTTTATACGTCCATGAGAAGATACTTGGTATATCCCAAAATAATCATCAATATCTTTCCAAATCTCTTCCATGATTATAAATTTTTCGTTAAGTATTCAATTCTGTTCCCATTATACCTGTAAGCATCTCCTTTATTATCAAAGAAAATACCGTCAACATATAAGCATCCTATCAAATCATTTATAGTTTCTAAGAGAGGAAAAATAGGATTTGAGGTAAGTTCACCTTCACTATACCATTTCTTTTCCAATAAATCACGAAATACCCACAAGGATTTTAAGTAATACGAATAGCTTTCGGCATCTTTCAAAAGATTCTTGAATAGCTTTACATTGCGCTGCGTGAAGAATTGTTCAGGCTCGGATTTCGCTCCGGCGGGCGTTACCGTACAGATACTATTATTCACTGTACCGTAATCTTTCATTGTTCTTGTCATGAATGAAAAATTAAAGTATCTGAATGAAGAAAGGCTACCTTTCTCCGTTCCGACAAGAACAATCACCGGCTTTGCAGCGCAGCAACCATCGAAGTTTGGTAGCCTATTATTTACAGCATATAAAGCTGTATTTGTGGCAATAAAAATAACCACGCATACAATAGCCTTAAAAATTGTTCTTGTCGTGAACGCTGCAAATGTAAATACTTTATTTTTCATCTCAAAATATTTTTTTAAAATTTATTTATTTCCTCTGTCGAAACATCAAATCCGGATTGCAGGCTGATTGCCATCTTGGATTGAAGAAATTCGAGATATTTTTCTTTAGCTTTCATTTGATTTTACATTATCGGTTCTATATCTTAAAATATCTTTCTCGCAAACTCCGCAGCAAACACATGATACAACAGGAACTATTTTGTCATGTATAGTTTCTGTCGCAGGAGATTGTACCGGAACATCTACATAACAATTTGATTCTAATTGTCCTATAACTTTATGTAGATACATCTCATTTGGCACTCCATATCTTTTCTGCTCTATTAATACATAATCTCCAAAATCAAATCCTTGTTTATCTTTCATATAATTATATTTTACATATTTTCTCTCTTAAAATGTCCGGCGGCGAAATTACCGCCGGACGCTTCGGCATCCTCTATCATTGGTTTCCCAATGTCCAACTTTCCCGATGCAGCTTAACGTTTCTAATCTTTCGGACGCCACTCCTAATCGAAGATACCGGCTGTTTACCTGCACTCACAGCCTCCGACACCTCCCGTACTCGTTGGATTTCAATCATAGGTATTTTGTTATGTTTGTGGAGCGAGCGGGAATCGAACCTCGCGAATCTTAATTATTATTTCAAATTAAGCCGTTACCACTACTGCTATCGCCCCTTTTTGCTTACCCTATTCTCACGAACCAGATAAGCCATGAATCATCATACTGTTTAACCTAACAATCTTTTTGCCCGACGCTTCGGACTATTGTAATTTACCTTTTGTATGTTCTTTTTCGTGACAATCCGAACAGAGCAGTACCAAACAATCCAAATGTTCCTTTTCGCTCCCAACGATTGAAATTCCATTCACACTGTAAACTTTATGATGAACTTCCAAATCGCAGGTTTTTCCGCATTTCCGGCATCGGTGTCCGTCGCGTATTCTCACCATACGCTTGACCTCTTCCCAATAGGGATTATTCTTCAGGTTCTTCCGGTATTTCGTCGGTCTCCCCTTCCGATGTTTCAGTCTGCTCATTGAAATACGGGTCTATGTCTTTGTACGGATAATTTTCACGCGCATATTTTCCAATTTCGGTACGGTTGATTTCTACAATGTCGCCGGTAGATTCATCTTCAATATCCTCTTTCCTGTAGATTCTCACATTGATGATTCCGTTTTCTTCCCAAACTTCATACAGCGATTCGTCTTTACTGAACCGGCGAAGGTTTGTCCGGCTGTCTTCGATTTTTATTTCCGGCAGCGTGTATCCAAGCGATTCAAACACTTCTTTGTTTTTCTCAATCGAATTGAAAATATCCAATCCTTTATGATTCGGTATTTCCTGAACCATGGCGAGTTCAAAGCGTCCGTTCACCCATGTGTAAAACAGATAATGTTTCATCACAGAGATACAGAATGTCTTTTCGTAATCCAGATTATAGTCACGTATGCCGCGTTTGGCAAAGCTGACCAAGTCTTTGAATTTCGTATTCAACGCGCTGATTTGACCTTCCAAAGTCTTTTTATCGGCTTTGTATTTGGCTTCCAAAGCGCCCATTTCTTCATACAGAGACGGTAAATCCGTTTCGGCTATGTCGCCGTATTCCGCACGTATCTCGCTGATTTCTTCCGTATCCATAACACGGTTAGCGATAACGTCTTTTTGCTGTAAGGCAATGAAACCAACTGATGCAAGTTCCTCTTTTATTGCATCTAAACTTTTTTTATCCTCAAATAAAAATTGAGGAAATTTTAACTCATCAGGCAACCTGAATTTAATTTCTTTTTCCATAACTTTTTTTATTGTTTATATTTCCAAATATATCCGCCCGCAGATTTCACTTTTCCATTTGCACACATTGATATACTTGGTTGTTTTACTTTTGTTATTCTACTCGCTTCTTGTGTTCCTCCAAATTCATTTACATATTTTCCGATTAAATCATATTGAATAACCACTTTTGATAATTTGTTATCATATCCTAATATTCCCTTCATTGCAAAATTTGGCTTTTTTAATCCAATTTTGAAAGCGTGTAAACGATTCTCTGACGATGTTACCCATTCAAGGTTTTCGACTCTATTATCCGTTTTAATGCCGTTTTTATGATTTACTTCAGGTTTATTTTCAGGATTAGGAATAAAAGCATTTGCTATTATTTGATGTACAAATTTTGTTATCTTTACTCCATTAATAGAAAAATCAACTTTGTAATATCCTATTTTTGAGTAGTTTTGTTTAAGTATTTTTTCACTACTCAATTTTTTTGATTTAACTCTACCGATATTCGACACTTGATATATACCATCGTAACCCTCAATATCTTTCCAAATCTCTTCCATCCTAAATGATATTTTGAATTAGTTTGCAATTAAATTTCACAAAAAACGGTTCCAACGCTTTTTGTGCTTTCATTTCTTCCACTGTCGGATAATACTTTTCGAGTGATAATTTGCGAACCAAATGGCGCATAAAACAATTCATTGTTTCCTCAATGTTGAAACCTTGTGCATGGATGGCTCGTCGCTTATACCGTGCACGGATACTAAGATAATTCCGTTTCTTGTTAAGTTTGAATTTGATTTTGTTTAGCTGTGGATAACGCTCACTGATAAAAGAGATAAATTTTGTGCACGTTTCGTGTGCAGACGTTACTACGATGTTACTATTATTCGCATCGCTGTAATTTTTCTTGTTCTTGGTCATTTGCGAAGAAAAATTAAAGTATTTAAAACAGGAAAGGCTATCTTCCCCGATGTTCGACCAAGAACAATCACTGACTTTAGAAGTGCAGCAATCCGCAAGGAGTTGATAGCCTATTATTGCAGCGTTAACCGCTGAACATGTAGCAATAAAAACAGCCACACATCCTAAAATCAAAATGATGTTCTTGGTCTTGAACACTGCAAATATAATACTTTTCTTTTTCATTTCACAAATATTTTACAAAAATTTATTCGTCGTATTCCTCTATCGCCGTCGGGTACTCTTCCTTTTTTGCCCAGTCCGGTAAATCAAACTCATAAATCCCGCAATTTCCAGCCGGACATTTGGCATCAAATCCGGGGTATATATTTTTTTCTCTACACTCTGCAATAATTGATTTTGCAATATTCGCTTTGTATTTCCCTACTTCTATACTTTCGCTATTCCAAAAAAGCACTGCAGGCTGATAAGGCGGAACGGTTTGGAGTATTATCATCAAAGTACAAAAAAAGTTTCTACCGGTTACGCTGCTCGCCACCTGTTGGTAAAACCCTTCCGAAACTTCATATTTCAATCGGGCGCAATCGTAGGTGAATTTTCCAATTGATTCGGCGTGTGTTGTTTTTACGGAAATAATTGCATTTACGCCGATGTTCTCAGCAATGTTTATGGCATCCGGACGGATTTTTACCGCTTGTCCGTACTCATCCGTTCCGTACATTGATACTTCCGACACGGCTCCTTTCATCAGTTTGGGAATAATTCCGCCGCCGTAGGTATAGTATCGCTGTTTCATAGCGTCGATGATTATCTTGTGTTCAGGGTCGATAATTTCATACTTGCATTCGGATTTCTCCTTTTCCAGATAATCTTTCAGGTCCGGCATTTTCCATTCTCCGCAGAACTGAGACGGCAGGCTTCCATTCAACTGCTGATAGAAATTTATCATTCGGATAACTCCGTCTATTGTAGCGAGCGATACGCCTTCCGGCGCCACGGCTACCCTGTCGAACAGTTCCGGCTCAAGAAAAGCCATGTGGGCGAATGTTCCGAGTTCAAAATGTTTCCCTTCTTTCGGCGGAAATACCATTTGCTCGTAAACAAAAAATGCCAGCGGGCTTTTCAACGCTTCTTTGAGCGCCGCCGAACTAATGCCGGAATGGCTCAGATATTCCTTTATTTCGTCCTTAACACAGACGCCGTTCACGCTCAACGTTTCCAAATCAATGGCGGTTGCAGGCTCATCGCTGTTCATGCGGATGAAGGAGAGCATGTCGTCCAACTTAGGGTATGAACTTTTATCATAGTCCAAATCGATGGGTATGGAAAGTTCATCCCCTACTGTGAACGTACTCAAATCTTTATATTCTTCCATTATGATTTGAGATAAAGCGGTTTAATGCTCCAACTGTCCGATGAAAAAGAATTGGTTTTATTCTTTTTCTTTCCAAGATAGGTAATTTCCAAAGGAGTACCTGTTTCAACCCGAAGCGTTTCCAGAACTCCTGTCAGCCGTTTGCTCGCTTGCCGGATAACTTTTTTATCGCCATTGATTACTTGGACAAAATAAGCCACCGACAATTCAACATCCGACCCGCTTGCCATGTCGGTTGTCAATTCTTGACGTATTTCCTTAAAAAACATTCTCCGAACTTCACCTTCTTTTTCAGGTGTCCAATATTCCCCTGTTAATTCCAAAGGCGCCGCTTCCGCTTTTGTCAAGTCCGGCAATTGACTTGCAAAAAAATCTTTTGTTACTAATTCTTCACTCATGATTGTAATTGTTTGATTGTTTATAAATTATTGTATTTCCAGACGTAACCGCCTGCTGTTTGTCTAACACCTCTCGCACATCCTGCAATGTTGGAACTTGGAATACCTAACATTCTTTCGACGTCCATAGTACCGTCATATTTTCCGATTATATTTCCATTCATATCAAATTGAAATACCGTTTTTGAAGTTGGATTATCCTTTCCGAATTTTCCTTTCATATTTGATTTACCGATATTCAATCCTGTAGTAAATGCGTGCTTTTGATTTTCTGAAGCCGTTACCCATTCAAGGTTTTCTACTCGATTGTCAGTTTTTATACCGTTTTTGTGATTCACCTCCGATTTTTCTTCGATATTTGGGATAAATGCAGCCGCAACTAACCTGTGTACAAGTAAATATTTTTTATTATTACCTTTTGTTAATGAAATTGTATAATATCCGCTTTTAGAAAGCGTTAATTTCATTACATTTCCGGGTACGTCCTTATAACCACCTTTAGAATGTTTTACTTCTCTCGATAATGAGCGGATTATTCCGAAGTTATTTACTTGATAATAACCCTCAAATCCTTGTATATCTTTCCATTCCTGTTTTTTATCGCATGAATTGATACCAAGTATATTTTTTGCAAGAACTTCTAAATCGACCATTGTTAAATTGTTTTTTATAGTTAGAATTATTTTTCAATTTCACCGGCGCCTCCGCATTCAAGGCATACGTCGCTTGTATCTGCCTTTAGTTTTTCGTAATAGGGAAGTTTCCGGTAATTTTTTGCTTTGATGTAATCGCCGTCATACTGTGGGAAGAAACCAAGTCCATCGCAGTACTCGCATTCGACTGTTTCCGGTTCGGCTTCGCTACTGCAACATGGGCAGGCGCCGGCGAATCCCCACGGTTTGAATTCATCACAGACGGCACACATATCACTCTCCGTTTATTCGTTTATTCTTTTCCAGCCTGTTGTCCCAGACGGAAACTAATACCATCACAGCGCACATTGAAGCCGTTCCGAGATGCCAATAGGCTTTTGCAAACAAAACGCCGCCGAGCGCTACTATTCCCAATATTGAGAAAAAGATAATTGCAGCATAATTAATTGCTTTCATAATTATTTAATAATTAAAACTTTAATATTTTTTAATAATTTATAACCTCATTTTTCTTTATAAACTTTTCCAGATGAGAATCAAAAAAAATTCTCTTGCGACCAATTTTTGTAGAATCAATATTTCCATCTGCTACATATCTGTCAAGCGTTGGTTGGCTAATTCTAAGTATCGCTGCTGCTTCTTTTTTCGTGTACAGTTTCATAGCTGTCTTCCAGTTTAAATTTATTGGATAATAGGATAGGTAATAATCATTTTGGTAATTCATAATCATTACAATTCCAGTTAACTGAAATTCCATATTCGCTGAACAGGCGTTCAATGGCAATCGCTTCCGTCAATTTTGGCTCCCTTTCTCCTCGCATATACATATACACCGAAGTATCAAACTTTACACACAAAATTTCTTTCATCCTGTCAAGGAAAATCCGTATGTCTCCTTTTGGGATTCTGTCATAAGCCATCTGTAGGGCTGTCTTTTGTTTTTCTTCTATTTGTTCCATAATATTATTATTTATTTTCTTCCGTTTCATTCAACCAATCATATATCGATTTTCCTTGATAGAATAGTTTAGTCGCATGATAGAGATTATTCATCACTTTTACAACTTTTACCGTATTACCGTTAATCTCAAGAATAGTAACCTTTTCTCCGTACTGATCCGTTACTTCTAAATTGTTAAAATCTTCCGCTCTCATTGTTTTATTATTCTAAATGATTATATTTGTACAATTTTTGTTCAGTTTTATGGTGCAAAGATACAAACTGTTTGTGTATATGCAAACTATTTACAAACATTTTTACGTTAAATATTGTTAAAAATACTATTTGATTGATAATAAAGAAAATATACAAACTATTTACAAACAAATGCAAGCATACGAAAGAATTATTGAATTAATGAAATACTTAAACTTAAACAAAAACAGTTTTAGTGATGAAATAGGGATGTCGAGTAACGTTACTATCGGTAGAATAATTAATGAGAAAAGGAACCCGAGTAAGACTACTTTAGAAAAAATAGTCAACAGATTTCCTCAAATTAATTATGATTGGTTAAAAACAGGGAATGGTGAAATGTTAAAAAATGACTATGAAACAGATGAATTTGATAGAGATATTAATTACGTTCACTTGTTACCTTTGTCAGCTGTGGCAGGTTCGTTGAATGATTTTGTAGTTTCTATAAAAGGGAGTGATTGTGAAAAAATTGTTTCACCTATAAAAGGAGCTGATTGGGCTATAACTGTTTCAGGAGATAGTATGGCTCCTGAATTTCAAGCAGGTTCATTGATATTAATCAAAAAAATTAATGAAAATGCTTTCATTGATTGGGGAAAAGTTTATGTTCTTGATACATGCAATGGAACAGTCATTAAAATTCTTGAGCCTTCTGCAAGAGAAGGATATATTAGATGTATATCAATCAATCCAGACCCACGTTACGCTCCGTTCGATGTTTCATTTGATGATATTTACGGCGTTTATAGGGTAATGCTTTGTATGGCTGTGAAATAATACTTTGAATAATTATGATACCCGATTTTCAAACGATAATGCTTCCGTTATTGCGACAGTTAAAAGACGGAAAAGAATATAAGTTGGATGTGATAGTTGATTTAATGGCTAAGGAGTTCAACATAACGGATGAACAAAGAAAGGAACTTTTGCCAAGCGGTCAAACTTTCGTATTTGGCAGCCGTGTTGGTTGGGCGCGAACCTATCTGAAGAAAGCCGGTTTAATCGACACTCCAAAACGTGGATATTTGAAAATAACAGAAACAGGATTAAATGTATTGAAACAAAATCCAAATGGAATAAATATTGCTTACCTTAAACAATTTCCTGCATTTCAGGATTGGCAAAATATCAAGAAAGACGAATCCTCAAATAATATTGATATAGAAGCAATACAATCCGAATCAATCAACATTCAAACACCTGAAGAGCTTTTGGAAACGTCTTATCAAAGTATTCGTAAAGATTTGGCACAAGAGATATTAGATAAGATACTCAATTTATCCCCTGCCTTTTTTGAACGTTTGGTAGTGGAATTACTCGTCAAAATGGGATATGGAGGTTCCATTCAGGATGCCGGAAGGGCAATAGGGAAAAGTGGAGATGAAGGGATTGACGGAACAATTAAAGAAGATAAATTAGGTTTGGACGTGATTTATATTCAGGCAAAGCGATGGCAACCAGGCAACGTGGTAGGAAGACCTGAAATTCATAAATTCATAGGCGCTTTGGTTGGGCAGGGTGCAAAAAAGGGTATTTTCTTAACAACCTCTTCTTTTACCAAAGATGCCATCGGATTTATTCCTAAAAGTGAAATGAAAATAGTGTTGATAGATGGTATGCAATTATCACAGTTAATGATAGACTATAATGTCGGCGTAACATTGCAGCATCAATACGAAATCAAACGAATAGATAACGATTATTTTGAAGAATAGATTATGCCAGTCAGAAAGAATATACCGGAAGCGGTCGAAGTCAGGAAGCGATTTTTAAGGTCGTTTGAAGAGTTAAGATATAGAGGGCTTGTCAGAACAAAAACAGAGTTTTCAAAAAGTATCGGTTTGGGAACAACGTCAAATATGAATCGGATGGAGACGGAACGACGCGAGCCAGGGGTAACGAATATACTCCTTTTGCACAAAAAGTACAATGTGTCGCTCGATTGGCTTATGCTTGGAAAAGGCGATTTTTTGTGTAATCCATAGAAATTTTAAAAATAATTATGCCTTTACCTAAAATTTTAGCAAAATTCAATTAATTTTCATACTTTTTTCTCACTTGTGTTTATATAGTACTTATTATCAATTAATTATATAATCCCTGTCTTTCCGCAGAGAAAACTCGTTGAAACAGCGAGTTTTACTGTTTATAAGCGGTTTATATACATTTTTTAATAATCATAATTAATCAATATTAATATTAAATAATCACTATTTTCGTACTGTTTTTTAAAAAGTACGAAATTGAGTACGAAAATTCATTTGTTTTTTATACTTTTGTGCAAAAAATTATGCTAAAATTATGAATAATGCACAGTTACGGTTTGTTTTTGACAGAATGAAGAGGGCTTCTGATTCTCAAAAGGCGCTCCTTCAGATTGAAGTCCGGTTGCATGGGACGAACATAAAGAAATTAATATCCACAGGAATTTATTTGACAAAAAATCAATTCTCTCCTAAAAACGGATTTACATGTAAAAATCATCCGAACGCTCCGGCAATAACCGGACAGGCTACAAGTATGTTTCGTAAAATAGAAGCGTTTGTTTTGTCAAATGAATGCAAAAGTCTTAACGACGTTAAAAATTGGGATAGCACAAAGGATAGTCATTCTGTTATCGAATTTATGAAAGAACAACTTACAAAATCAAACCCAACACGAGCGACATATGAACATCACGCAGCGTTAATTCGACAAATTGAGAAATTTGGAAAGATAAAGTTTTTCTCTGATATAAATTATCAAAATATAGTCGGATTTGATAGTTGGCTAAAATCAAATAGCGTTCACGAAAATTCAACGCTCAACAAGCGGCATTCTACATTTAGAAGTTATATTAAAAAAGCTATTTACTCTGGATTATGCACAAAAGACCCATACTTTGAGTTTAAGATGCCAACAAAAAAAGGGAAAGACCCTACTTTTTTGGAGCAAGGAGAAATCGATAAGATTTTAAACTATAATCCAGTTAATGAAAAATTGCAGGAAGTGAAAGACCTTTTTGTTTTCCAAATGTTCACCGGTTTGGCTTACATCGACCTTTATAATTTTTCAAAAGACTACATTTCTGAAATTGATGGAATGAAAGTGATACGAAGCAATCGCCAAAAGACGGATGAATCGTTTATTACTTTATTTCTTCCTGAAGCGGAAAAGATTGCAGAAAAATACAACTATGACATACCAAAGTTTCCAAATCAAAAGTACAATTTTTATCTGAAAGTTCTCGGAGCAGGAGCGGAGCTAAAAAAGTCACTTACATCTCATGTCGCCCGCCATACGTTTGCTACTTACTTGCTTAACAAGGATATTCCTATCGAGACGGTTCAAAAAGCGATGGGGCATTCGCAATTATCCATGACGCAGCATTACGCTAAAATGCTTGGTAAAAAAGTAGTAACCGATATGAAAAAGCTATTGGATTAATTAAGATTATTTCCTTATCGTTATAAACTCCGCCCCTGTAATTCTTGTATGCGGGTTCCGGCTCACAATCTCCTGCCGGCGTTCCTTTACTCCCCATTTTATGAACAGGAAGCGTTTTGGTATAATGTGTTCGACGTATAACAGGGAATCGCGGTTCTCAAAGCGACCTTCAAACTTTGATTCCCTGTTGATACATCCGGAGAGGTCGAACCACTTATCAGCAATATTAATGCAGTGTAACGTATCGATGATGAAATTATCCCTGTAAACGATGCTGTCATGAACATTTGCACTTAAATCGTAAATAGTTTGCGTTTGAGCAGTGGTGATTTGCTTCAATCGTTTTTTATCGATTTTCAGGCTTTCAATCAGTCTCATTTCGTCGGAACGATATTTATTCACTTCCGACAATTTCAATTCCAATTGTCCGATTGAAACCACATTCAGGCTGTCTTTTGTTTGATAACGTCCGATATTATCTATAAGTGTATAAACATTTTGCTTATACAGATTTCGCTCGTTTTTGATTACTTTGATTCGCTCCTGTTGCCAGATAATTGCGCAAATCAGGAATGCAAATGTCGATCCGATATAAATGTACTTTTTCATACGATTTCAATCTTTATGTCCTTTTCATTCTTTAAGATTTTAACCAATTTCAATTCGTATGTCGTTGAATTAATCAATCCGCCGACTACCTTGTTTTCACCGACCAGAATACAACCGGAAGTATCTTTATCTGTATTACCCCTGTGAATCAAAACGCCGTCGAATCCGGGAACGTCGAGCAAGCGAGGCAATATCCTGTTAAATCTCGGTGACATGTTTACGATAACCTTATACGTTCCGCTCGGTATTGCCGTTTCGTGCTGTATTTTGATTTTGTGAATTTCCGCTAAAGACATAGTTTGTTTCAATCCCCTGTCTTTGTCCTCAAGCGTATCGCAAAAATACACATCATTTATAAAAAGTTTACCTATCGTATAGGTATCTTTTTTAGCTGTTCGTGTTAATATCAATTTCATTATTTCCTTTTTTAAACATTATATCTTTTACTGTTGTTAATCGCTTTGCGTATTTTTCCATATTATTCAGTAGTTATCTTTGTCTTTTTCTTTTATATTTCTTCTTTCAAACAATGATAATACGCTTTGTCCGCCGCATAATCCGGCTAAAACAGACAAGAGCGGCAAACTAATCGGCGGTTTGAAATATTCCATTACTGAAAAGGATACTAAAACCAGAAATGAACCGAATGCAATAACCCTTTTGTGGCTTATTGATTTGGTAGTTGGGTCTGAAACCATTTCTACAATTCCAATAAGGAGCAAAATCAGAAAGAATACTATCGCTCTTTTTCTATTTGCAGATTTTGCGGAAACATCTGATAATAAATTTACAATCAATCCTCTTTCTTCTTGTTTATTTGTTGCCATCTTGCCTCGTCAACCGACACCCTTTTGTCTATATTATGAACCGTTTCCCTAATATCTTTCATATCAACAATCATTTCCTGTATATTCTTTTGCATTACTTCTTTATCGGAGTGGTATTCAACCTTTAACGCCTCAATATTGATTTCGTTTAACCTCACGCGGGTTTCCAAATTAAGGTAAGCGGTTATACCAATACCGGCAAGAAATAACGCTACCGATACCATAGTAGTCCAAAATTGATTTTTTCCTACACCTTCTTTTGTTTCTTCAATGACCATATCTTTTTTATCACACATTATTAATATTCTATTATATATCTTGGCTGAAACCTTTTATAAATTGTGCATAATTAGACCATCCATCTGCTCTTTTATATGCAGAAACACTTTCGTCAGGAACAAATATTGATTCCAATGCTAAATGTAGACCTGATGCATCTGAATGACCAATTTCTGTGTACATTGGCGGCGGAGTTGTACTGTAAATCCTGATTATTCGTAATTTATCACAATTTTGAAAAGCATAGGTATCT